TAAGAACCTGTATGAGATGCTAGACCTAACTTACACAAAGAAGGCGAAGCCGCGGGTAAAAGAATTAAAGAAAATTTTATATAAATACGATACTCTTGATGAGAGGATTCACCGCCTTGAAATCACAATCGACGACGAGCTTGAAAAGCGAGGACAAAAATCGAAAAAAATCGCGAAATATCGCATTCAACTGAAGGACGCCAAGAAGGAAATGGAGTCGTTGAAAGCCCGCGAAGAAAAATTGTATGAGTTGAAATTAAAGAATCCAAAGACCTAGTATCCCTACATACTAGTGATATGGCAACTTACCGAAAAAACAGTAAAGGGAAACTTGTACCCTTAACTCCCGAAGAAGCATTGGCGATGCGTGACAAAGAAAAGAACGCAGTTCCTACTACAGAAGATAGAGCCTCTAAAGAAGCAAAACTCCTTGGTTCGACCAAAGAGGCTATCGCTTTGCGTAAAGCGGAAATTAACGGTGAGATAAAGTTATTACAGTCTAAGCTCAAAGGTGAGATTGATACCATCAAAGCCTCCGAAACTGCTAAGGAACGAGCCGGAAAACACCTTGCGGTATTCGGAGCCCTGTATTTGTGTACATGCACGATTGCATTTCTCTTCTCAATGTCGGTATTAGATACCGAGTCTATTGCAGTGGCTGCAACCCTTGTTACCCTGGTTGTGACCCAACTGGCATCCATCCTGAAGACTGTGGTTGATACCAAAGAACCAAAAGACCCAGTGGAGCTCATGTCTGAGATTGTGCACGTGACCTTAGGTAATGAAACAGATACCGAACCTAAGTAAACGTATAAAAATTTTATTTATTCTTGTATTGCTTGGACTAGTTATAGGTAATTGTGATTTTTCTGCTGTTACATATAATCCTATAGGTCCAGGCATCATCTGGTCAACATACTAGTCTATATAACTATATGGTAAATAGACCCCTAACTGTAGACAAGCCCAAGGCGTTTGTAAATCTACCCGTACCTAGTGGGGTCCGAGCAAGTAACCCTTTAGGGCAAAATAACATAACTTTAGAGGGTGATTCTAAATATCCCTGCAAGCTCGCTCAAGACTGGGGTTACAACCCTGCTAATCCCCTTAGGATTCAGGCTCCGAAAGATGGTAGTAAAGAAGCTGTTATTTTTGTACGCTACGTGGTCTCAATCGATTGTCAGGGAGAAGGCTGTCCTGCGGAACCGTTTCCAGTTCCTTTCGATACACCACCCCCTCCTCTAAACAAGCCTTGTCCTGATTTCACAGACTTCATCTTTGTTGAAATAGAGGTACCGTTTTGGAACTTTGAGGATATGAAGGGCGGGGGCGGTACTGAGGATTTCAAGGAGTGGACGAAGAATTGGGAGGACTTACAGGAACATATTAGTGAGGCTCTGCAAGGGATGGAGGACGGCATACCAAAAGATGAAATCGACGAATCTATTAGAAAGTCTTATGACAGAGCTGAAGATATAGTCAACGGTAGGCTTTACAAGCATAATTTGGGTCCATATCAAAAGCGCAATAAGGCTGGCGTGCCGAACGACGACGACTGGCGAGTAGAGATATTCCTTAACAACTATAATAGAGCTATCAAAAACAAAGATATCGCAGGACCGCTATTTGACTACACGAAGGACAAAGATAAATTAACGGAAAAATACAGAGGAAAGTGCTACTGCTAATTTATACAGCGTGCATCTAAATAAGTACATGGGTAAAGAATTTAAAGCAAATCACAAGAGGTTAGTTCCACCGGAACCACCTCCAAGTAACAGTCTTCGGATGTTCGACCTGAACAACCCGGATATTGAGTTGTTCAATATGATTGATGATGAGCTTATCCGAATGTCAGGTTCGGAGATGTACGTTTATAAATACGAAGTTGATGAGAACTTTGACGACATCTTCGGAGAGAACCGAGTAAAAGCAATACGACAACAACCTGTTCTCGTGGAAGGTCATTATGACCCACGCGCTTTTGAAGAGAACTTGACCGAGTTTGGGATAGAGATGACCAACGACCAGTTGTTCACTTTTAATAAGTCGTATATCGAGACCAAACTTGGTCGTCCCTTGATTGCTGGTGATATCATACAGCCACGATTCCAGAATGTCTACTACGACGTGTACGAAGTCCAGCAAGATGGATTTGAAGTATATGGTGTTTATCACCTCGTAGCTTCGGCAAGAGTCCTACGCGACAAGCCAGAGATACTTACAGACTCAGGCGGGCAACAGGAAGCGGATATATACGACCCGCAAGACTGGGGTTAAACCTAACTAGGTTTGTGGGGGGTTACCTTAGCTCAGGTTCCGCCACCTTTCTTCTTGTGGGGATGCAGTTGACCATGAATACGTTTTTTCTTTTTGGCGAGTTTTGGGGTTCCTTCTTCTTCGTCAATACTTGGGGATGCGTCACCACCAATTGAGCCTGAGCCATATACCTCTTCAGCATACATTGCATCTCGTTGCTCTTTTGAATAAGATTTCTTATCCATCTCTTTAGGGTCTAAGTAACCCCCATCTGGTTCCGCGCACATTTTAGCGAGGTCGTACAGGTTCATCTCCTTCTTAAGAGAACCTTTTTTATCTCTTTTCTTCATTTTACCTGCTAACCAGTTTCTATCCTTAGTGGAGACTACCCAAGCGTTTTCAAAGCTTCTACCGTCAGAGCCCTTTCCAGCCCCCTGGACGACATAAGTTTCATCTAGGATATTCCGTACTACTCCGTCAAGTTTACCTCTAGGAACAGGCTTAGATACGCCCTCTGTCTTAGTCCTGCGGGCATTACTAAGGGCGATAGCTACAGCCTGTTCTTTTTTACGACCTTCTCTACTCAACTTCTTAATATTAGAGGAAATTGCTTTTTTAGAGTTGCCGGGCTTAAGTGGCATTATTTCATTTGCTCGGCGCCACGCATACGAGCACCCATTTCGGCTTTTTTATTACCTGCTACGTTCTTCGCTTGGGTCGGGTTTAGTGGCTTATTAGGGCGCGCTTCTGCTGATGCGGTATCTCTACGAACAGCCTTTGCTGTTCCACGGGGTTTCGCCAATGGTTCAAAAGCTTCTTTCTCCAGACCTTTTCCGTCATCTCCGGTAGAACGTAGTGCGTCTCTCCAAGCTTTGCGCTTTGCCTCCAAGTCGGCTTGTTTCTTCTTATCCATAGTCAAATCTGCTAACTTTTGAGAGTCAGGACCAACACTTTCCTTCTTTAACTTCTTCTTCTTAGCCATCTTCTTGAAAGTTTTGGCTAGAGCCTTAGCTTTGCCTGTACAACCTTTCTTGGTGATAGGAGTGCACTTACCTTCTGTACCACGACGCTCAATATCCTCTTCAGCACCTTGAATCCACTTGGAGTCCTTAGCGTCGGTCATAGAGTTATAAACCTGTTCGTTGTCAGGGTTCTCCGTATTACCACGTTGGGATTTGTAACCTCCCATACTGCCAACCTTGTTATTAAGGTTTTGCTTAACAGGAAGTACATCGTCATCCTTAAGTAGTTTAGCGTTACCTACCTTCTTAGCCTTAGCTTTCTTAGATGCTTCCTTGGCTGCCGCTTTGGTTCCCCCCTTGATTCCTTTCTTTGGGTATCCCTTTGTTTTATTTTCTTTTACCATTACTCTGCCTCCGAACAAGGCATCTGATACTAGGGGATATGATTTTGGCTCAGCAGGTTTAATCATGCGAGACTCGGTAATTGTTCCAACTTTCTTCATAACTTTATATACTCAGCGCACAGGGAGAACTATATAATTATGTAAACTTAAATTATGGCACCAATCCCAGCACCTTCTCCTACCGGTCTCACCGGCTACTCTGCGCCGAACTCGGCTGCTGGTGGCGGTAATCAATTCCAGTCCAGTGGTCCTTGTTCAGGAACCGCATGGACTCACACTCAAGACCTGACTATCTTCTACGAGATTGTCACTATACCTCAAAATGCAGGTACTTGGCTCCCTTCCACGAGCGACGTAAGCGCTTTAAAACTTACAGTAATGGGCAACGCAGAAGATTCTTTAGATTTCTTCGCTACTAGCTCTGTTTCCGGGGCAACTGGATGTGCTACAGCAGCCGACGCAAGACAAGCACACGTGTTATCAT